AAGCGCATAGCATTTTTGTAAGAAGAACGATAATGACCGGCGCCGGGGTTATATGCTTTGGCTGCTTTCGACAGTTTCAATTCCCCGTATTCATCTCGCACTCGTCGGAATAATTTGTCAGGTTCTTTCAGATACTTTTTCAAATCACGAGCCATTTCCGCAGCCGGAAGCCCGTTGCGAATACATAAGTCCATACCCATTTCGATTTCATCCTTGAATTGGTCGGTATAGTTCCAAACGCGGTCTGATAGATTTAATCCGGCTGTCTTGCGTTTGATGAATGCTTCGAGCGCTTTGTCGTTGTTGTTGTAATATTTCCGTTCCTGCGCTTTGGTTAGTTTGTACTTGTTTTCGCCAAACACGCGGTCGCAAAGGGCATTGTTTTTGTTGTTTGCTAAAGTCCAACCGGAACGAGCACTATTGACAGTAACAACTTCTATGTTATTTTGCAGCGATTTTACAAGTTTTTCGATACGCGCCTTTGTTTCGGGATAGTCAGCAAAAGAAAACGGCTTGTCAGGGTTAAAATCATCAATAGACACACCGATAGCGGCAGCCTCTTTCACTGCTGCCGTAAATATGCTATCAATCTGCCTTTGCGTTAAGCCGAGATTGATAAGATGTTGTTTATCCCATTTATTGAGCGCCATTCCTTGCAGTATAAACGATGCTATGTTTGCAATTAAAGTCGAGAGAGCTTGTCTCTGACAGCATTCGTAAATTCTTTCTTCCGTTCTTATTGTGTCGGTGTAATTCCTCTCTTGTCCCTACCTCAAAATGTCTTCCTATCTGAAAAACAAAGATGTTTTTGTTTGGAGTTTGCGTTGAGCATTTGAGCGATTTCTTTATTGCCTTATTTTTTCGATAAGCAACAGCATATTTCCGTATCAATAAATGCGGATGAAAAAACCAAAATATTATTTTTCCTACTTTCATTACTCTGTTGGTTCAAAAACATCCATTACATTTTTTGCTGCCTGTTCTTTTTCAATAAGTTCGTTTTCGGCAACGGTATCTTCAACCCAACCCAAACGCTTAATGCCTGTCATTCGTGAAGCGATAGGTTCTCCGCCGGTAGCTTTGGCAATCTTCGTGATTTCTGCATCTTCATCATTTTGAATGAAAGGAGTTATCTTGTGGCTTACATTTATCGATGCTGTCTTTCCTTTCCACTTCGTATTCATCAATTCAATAAACGTCTTGACAACTTTACACTCTCTATCTAAGAACTCTATGATGTCGCCTGATTCTTCACCAACTTTCAAGTGTGCATCTGTAAGGAGTGTCTTACGAGATTCGCCAGAGACTATTCCAAGTCCTCTGGTATTTTCGGGTGATAAGTTCGGCAACTGTAATTCTTCATCCATATTCTTTTTCAATATTTCGGTGTAGAATTTTGTTGCTTCGACTTGCTGTGACCAAGTAACGTAACTGATGTCGGTGTTTTCTCCTTCCATTTGGTAAACCTCTCTTGCTACATCGGATTCTGGACGGTCGTTGTTGGCAAGTTTACCTTTTATTTTCAATATTGGAGCTGAATTTTTGCGGATTATATCACTTTGGCGAGAAAGTGCGTACTCAATCTCTTTGGTGTTGTTAGTAGCATCTTCCCATATAGGTAGTGGTCGCCATTGATATATGCCGGGTATTTTCAACAGGATAATTTCTTCAGGCTTTTTAACTTCGACCCAATCGTTATTATCTTTCTTCCAAACATAGTGCTTATCGGATGTATAAGTTTCAAAATACTGTACATCTTTTGCCTTTTTGCTCTTTTCGTCTTTCTCTTTCTTGGTGTATTCAAGACTCATCGCAATCAAATCTACTCCATCAAATACCGGAAACAATTCAGCCTGTTCAATTCTTGAATACTTTTTATCCATCGGAGAATAAGACATACAACGTAACTTATATTCGCTTTTGAATCCATAATCCTCGTTTGGCGACTTGACGGCATACCAAATGGATAGAATCTCACACGAAGCAAAATAAGCGTGCCAACGCCTTGCATTTACAGCATCAATACGCACCCCTTCGTAGATTTTTTCAATGGCATCGGCAATAGACTTTCTTTCTTCATCTTTACCTATATCGTACAACCTTTCGACAGGAATAGAAAACGTCATCTGTGTCATTCTTCGTGAGTACATCCGTTGAGAACCGTAGGTTACTCGTGCGACTTTTTCTACAGTCCCGTCTTTACGGGTTTTATCTTTACGAGTAATCTTGTCCGTCATTATCTCGTGTTTCGACGGAATATATTCTTTCGACAACTTACTCCAAGGCATTACCTCAACATCTTTTTCTTTGAGGTCTGATATAATATCATTAATCGACCTGCCTTCTGTAAAAATTTCTTTGAGTTCCATATTATTGAATTTAATTTAAGTTATTTTATGAGCTAATCAACGACTTTTTCATCCAAGTAAAATTTTCATTATCTTCATCATCGTTTAAATCAACATATCCTCTACGTTTATACCATTCATGCATCCACGAATCTTTTTCTACAGACAAGCATGAACATTCGGCACCTAATTTTCTACCTATATTCTCGCGTATTTCCTGCAAATCTGTACCAAGTCTTTGTCTTCGACTTTCGACATTAACACTAAGCCAATTAAGATATATAGTAGTGCTATCATCACTGTACCAGTATATACGGCCAAAGGCTTTGCCGTCTTTTTCCATTATTAAAATCGAAGAACCCCAAGATTCGTCAGTATAATGTGAAATAAAACGGCTGCTAATACACGATAACAGAAATAATCTTTTTGCCTCCATATTTATCTGAAATCATTAAGTATTTGTTCTTCGTCAATTATCTGCACATTTGCCGGATAGAATGTTTCTTTGAGTGCGTCCGACCAGTCAGGCGAGCGTTTGATACGTTCCTGTATGTCTTCTTTCTTTTCTATGATAATACGCCCATCGCTTTGAAACTTCCAATGTGTTTCAGTCAGTTCTTCCGTCAGTTTGTCACAGGGCGGAAGTGCAGGATTGTTTTTGTTCTTTGGGTCTAACCAATCACGAATGCACCAAAATAAATAGGCTCGCATATTGGCAAATTCATACACATCGTTTATATCCCGCAATCCTTTTGCGCTTTCAGAACCTTTGCTTGATATGGCATTTATAAATCCTTGCTCTACCAAACGAGAATAAACGCCTGCGCCCTCGCCAATAGTGTCAATGGCGGCGACTGCATCGGGATTTTTTAATTCGTGGCTTGCCAGTCCTGCGATGTGCATATGGTCTGCTTTTCCACCTGATTGGTGCGCGTGAAACTTTTCCACATAATTGTCATACCGGTAGCAAAGCATACTGTTGTCCCTACCCATACCTGCAACATCAATACCAAGCCGTAATGGTGCTTTTGGCTTGTAATCTTCTTCCTGCAATTTTAACCACCTGTTGTTCGCCAACTCTATCCATTCGTAAGGGATAAGAACATCTTCGGCTACTTTCGGAAACATTCCAAGCACTTTTACCCGAAACAAATCATTGGGGCGAAACCAACGTTTGATAAATATTCCATTTTCTTCGACTTCCCACTCAAAATCTCCTTCGCCATCGTTTACATCGTTTGGCTGAATTGGTGAACACCAAGTTTCAACTTTGTCTTTTACCCACTTGTAATCGACCTGTCCGGGTATTCTATCCTCTTTTGAAACGACATTTTCGGCATTCAGGGAATTAAGGCGAAACTTTTTGAAACGACCTGACTTCATTGCCCTTGCTGCGTAACCGGTTGAGATGTTCGCGTTAAATACAATCAACATACGTGAGTTTCCCTGTAAATTTCCCTCTATGGCGTTAAAGACATTTTCAGAAATACCTGATGCCTCTGTAATGGTAAACATTGTATTTACAGCGTGGAAACCCGCCCACGCTTCAGTTGCATTGTCGTCCGCCTTAAATCCTGTAAGAAACCATTCTTCGTAATCAGTTCTAATATCATCTGCAACAAGCCTTCCCGGAAGCACTTTTGCATTGCGAAACAAGCGTCTTATTTCAGGTGTCATAATATTGCCAACCTGTCTCCCTGTAGGCGCTGTCATCGCAACTTTGGTATTACCTATTAAATTACCCTCACTATCCCATACCGGCGTTAAGTACAAGAAACAAAGAGATGCGCAAGCGGCGACAAAGTCTTTTCCTCTTGCGGTACCACTTGCTACGGCTGTCATCGGATTAAATTGCACAGAAGTAATAATTTCTTTCTGTTCTTT